AATTGGTATATTAGATCAACAAGAAGAACAAAGGGCATTCTATGAAGAACCACCTAAACCTGATTTAGGATATAGGAGGGGTATATCTTTTTAGAATGTCATTATCATATTTTATCAAGGAGTTCTGGTATGAACGATTTTTATGATGGTGAAGAAGTTGCTGATGAAAAATTAGTAACAAATAAATCAAAAGAAAGTGAAAACGATATTCCAGTTAGATGGAAAGAAGCAACTACACAAATGGATTACGGAATTGATGTTGAAGCATCATCGGTATTGTTATTTGGTGAAATAATGGATGGAAGTTTATATGATATTATTACACGTATTCGTGCAATACTACATATGAGAACGGAAGAACATAAAAATGATCCTATTAACTTGATTATCAACTCTGACGGTGGTTCTGTCTATGAAGCACTTGGTATTATTGATTACATTCAAAGTCTCGATGTAAAGGTAAATACCATTTGTAGAGGAAGAGCAATGTCTGCGGCTGCTCTTATTCTTTGTGCAGGAACAGGTGTTCGTGCTGCTTCTCAATATAGCACTATTATGTTTCACGAAATAAGTTCAGACATTTACGGTAAATCTTCTGATATGAAAGCCAATGTTCAACATATGGAAAAATTGGAAGAAATACTTTTGGAAATTCTCAAATCAAATTCAAACAAAGAAAAAGATTATTGGAAAAATGTAACCATTAAAGATTACTATATTACACCAAAAGATGCATTAGACATGGGTGTAATTGATGCTATAATTCCACCAAAGCATAAGAGAGGTTAATATGTTAATTGGAATACTTTTGTTATCCGTTTTATTAACGGCATCGGTTTACGTAAATATAAATTTGTATAAGAAGTTTGATAAATTGGAAGAAATGGCTGAAACATCTGTTGATACACTTTTGGAAAATGAAAAATTTTTAACGGAACTAAAAAATAGAGTTTTATCACAACAATCCTATTTAAGACAATTAGATAGGATTGGTGCGTTTGAAGCAGATGATGAAACTGGATATTTTTTCAAGGAAATGAAAGATATTATTAACGATATTGCAGTTTATTTTGGTGAAACTCCTTTGGATGACCAAAAAAGTTCTATTTTTGAAAAACCAAAATTTGATGCAAAATTTGAAAGGGATTATTTATGAAACAAAAACGAAGTCCCAAAAAACCAAATGTTTACTTTACCCAAGAAACAGAAGATGCCATAGTTTTGTATAACACAATAGAAGATGACATACAGAAAAATATAATTTATACACAAAAAATACATCCAGCATTTTACAAACTTGCAGAAATAATGATACATCGTTTTAAGTTTTACAATTTTGATGTAGGACATGAAGATGTAAAACATGAAGTTATTTCGTTTCTACATGAAAAAATACATAAATACAAGGCAGAAAATGGTAAGGCATTTTCATATTTTTCAATTGTTGCTAAAAATTATCTTATTGCTGAAAACAATAAAAACTATTATCATTTCAAACGTAGTCAAGATATTGATGCAATAGATACTGAACGAAACATAGTAAATGAAAAAATAAGAATGGATTTGGTTGAAGAAAAACGTGATTTTATTGATATATTTATTACTATAATTGAAAAAAACTTAGGTTTATTTTTTTCAAAACAAAGAGATATTCAAGTTGCAGATACCATTTTATATCTATTTAAGACCAGAGATAATATAGAGAATTACAATAAAAAGGCAATATACATACTTGTTCGTGAAAGAACAGGTGTTAGTTCTCAACATATTACAAGTGTGATAACAAAAATAAAACAAATATACTCGGTATTGTATAAAGAATACACCAATGGAATAAGAATTGATAAATTAACATGGTATCAATTACAAAATATTATTAACAAATAAGATATTTATTCATATGAACTTTGATCAAGAACTTTTTGGTAATAAAAAATTTTCTGATTTGTTAAAAGACATCTATGACAATCAGAAGAAAAAAGATCGTCAGATAAATTTACTTATTGCTGACTTAAAACCTATGTTGAATAACATAAGTGATGCTGCTATTTTAGTACCAGCAATTAAGGACTTCATGGAAGTTGGTGTTAAGAATGATGAACATTTGGTTAAACTTGCAGCTGTTATACAACGTGCTATGAGTAATAAAGCAGATGAAACATCTTCTTTTTTAACAGATGAAGAAAAAGAAGCTCTATTAAAGGGCATAGAAGAAATTAAAGAAGAACAAGAGGAAGAAAAAATTGGCAGTTCTGTTCAATACCCAAAAACTGATACTTGATGGATACGAATATGAGTATTTTCCTGCGGAAGTTAAAGACGTAGATTATACTGACCGCGATCCTCAAAGATTGTATAAAATTAAATGCTCCTTAATAGGAGCATTTGGTTCTATGGCACAAGGAGCAATTTTAGAAGCAAGACCACTTAATTCTAACATTAAACATTTGCCTATTATAGGGGAAGTTGTTTTAATTACAAAATCAACAAGTGCATATGCAAATGCAATATCACCATCACAAGATTATTATTATACTGCACCAATATCTATACAAAGTCATGTTCATCATAATGGTATTCCTGGTGTAACAAAAATTCCAATAAGTTTAAGAGATAGAGTAACATCACAAGAAAATAGAGAAAATTCAATAGATGGTATAACAAATTCACCAAAAGATAGATTATTAACGGGTGAAGAAATTGATCCGTATTTTCCAGAAAGAACTGATGTTTACCCAATACAACCGTATCCGGGTGATATAATTTTTGAGGGAAGGTGGGGACAATCTATACGTTTTGGATCTACTATCGATACTCGAAACATTTTTAATGTATATCCTCTTTGGTCTGCAGGTCAAGGTGCATCTGGAAATCCAATAACTATAATTTCAAATGGAACTAATCCTACGCCAAAGGGTATGAATAGTTTTACAATAGAAAATCCGGATAAAGATGACTCTTCAATATGGCTAACATCAGGTCAATCGGTAAGATTTAATCCTGCATCTAGAACATACCCATCTATCCGTTCTAAAAAAATAAATTCATATAGAGATACTCAATATGCTGGAAATCAAATATTAATTGCTTCAGAAAGAATAATTCTTAATGCAAGAGAAAATGAAATTATTGGTTTTTCTAAAAGAGGTGTTGGATTTTCTTCTGAAGGATCAATATCACTTGATGGCAAAAATTTTGTAGAAGCAGAAGCAAAGAGAATAAATTTAGGAGTAAATGCAGTTTCACCTGCACTGATGGGTGATAAAACAATGGTTTGGTTAGAACAGTTATGCACCTTATTAACAGATTTGATAGATACTATTGTTGGTGCAACTTATCCAACACCATTGGGTCCAACAACTGGACCTCCATTGAATATGTCTAAATTTTTAAGTATATCATCGGAAGTAGATACTATAAAAGATAAAATCGATACATTAAAAAGTAATCTTGTTTTTCTCAATGAAAATAGTGGAGGACCAAGTTCCGAAGCACAAGCATCAGGAAGAAGGTATCAAGAAACTGGTACATATGCTGCTTATGACGGTGAAATGGGACCAACCGATATTGATGGTCCTGAAACTAACGAATGGGGTGAAAAAGCTGAATTGACACCAGAAGATGAATATTTTGCTCAAAAAGATGATGCTATTTTAGGTGATGACGAAGTTGATGATAATATTGTTCCATAATAGGATATGTAATGGCCGGTATAGATGACATACAACGCGAAGAAACGCCACAAGAAACATTAGCTAGACTAATAAGTGAGGGTGTTTCTTTAACTAGTGCCGATAGAGTAAATATTTTGCTTGGTAAATGGAGTAATAGAAATAATACTTCAACACCTCAAACACAAACTACATCAACTGGAAATGTATCAACACTTGCAAATTCGGATCCAACAAATCCAAACACAAATAACAATTTGTCTGGAGTGGATAATACCCCACCACCACAAAGAGAAGTAGAACCTCCTGTTGATCAAACATCATATCTATATTATGATATTTGGTTAAAAAAAGGAGTTTCTCCATATGAAGATTTAACACCCCATACTGCTAAATTTTATTATGCAAACAAAGGTGCATTAATTGCAAGTTTACCAAGAGAAGAACAATTAGATGAAAATGCAATAAAACATAGATATAGATTTTGTAGATGTGAAGGAGATCCGGATAATGTTGCAGAAATTAGAGCAAATGCTAGAATGGGTTTCGCACCCAGAGGAGGAGTTGATAGGGCGAGAGTAATTACGGAAGCCGGATATTATGTTAAATTTCCTGAACAACCAAATCCTTCAGATCCAAATGCGTCTTATGCACCCGATTATACTGAACCGTTGTGGATATTAAACCAAAGAAATGAAGTTCAATATATTGGTGATGATAAATGTCCCGATGGCAAAAAAAGATATACAGCTGATAATGTTGTTCTTGGAAAGGAAACGGATACAATCCCGCCTAACGCCAATGAACCAACTGGTAGTAGTGATACTATTACTTATGAAAAAGTTGAAATACAACCAATTGAATTAAAAGGTGCAAATATTTTTTTAAATGGTGCTCAAGGACCAAAAATAGAATCTATAAAATATCCACCTATAATAATTGACAGTATTACTATACCTAATGGATCAGAAGGGACAGTTATATTACCGGATTTGGAAATAATAAAGGAACCTTTTGTTGTTAAAGGGCAATCAATAGCTGGAGATCCTCCAAGAGAAATTGTAGACGATGTTCGTATAGAACCTATGAAATTAATTGGCGATTTAATAAAAATTAAAGACAATTTACCGATAACTTTTAGATCAATTACAATGCCTGCTGTGATAATTGATTCATTAGATGCACCAAAACCAATTCCTGAAAACGCTCAACTTCCACCAATTGTTGCATCCGATGAAGTAATTTATTTACCCGAAAAAGAGTATGCTTTTGCTGATTTTCAACCAAGTGAAATACAATCTAGTGGTAGTACGGCAGATGTTCGTGGTGAAACTGTTATATTAAAAAATGTAGAGTTTAAAGTACCAATAAGAGATAAAACAACTGCTTTAAAATTTTGGAAGGTAATGGTTGATAAACCAGAAATAAAATTAGAAGATGAAAAAAATGAACAATTGATGGTAAAAATTCCAAATGTAATGATACCAATATCGCCTAAACCAACACAAAATATTGATAAACTAATAACATCAAGATTATTATTGGATCATAATTTAATAAAATATACACCAGACGATCCACAACCTCAAACAGAATTAAAAGATAAATACATAATTTATACAATGCCTGGTAAAACTGTTCCAGATATTGGTGATGTTTATACTAACGAAGATGACGGTTCAACAATATATTATGGAGTAAATGAACCATACAGAGATAGGGCAACCGTACCAAACGAATTTCAGTATTGTAAATGTAGTGGTGACAACGGTGAGACATCATATCAAAGGGGAAATGCTAGATTGGGTATATTGCAAGCTGGTTTAGTAAATAAAAAATACTTTAAAAGAACAGATAGGGATGTTTTAGTTGGATCAATTGGTCTATACATTGGAGATAACGAATGTCCAGAAGGTGAAACAAAAGTAACAAGTGGCGAAAATCCAGAAAATACTGTTTCTCTAACTCCTGATAAAGAAGAAATAATAAATTTTTCCGATATAGTATTAGATTTAAAACAAATTGTATTTAACAATTCAGAAAAATTTGGAAATATCCCAACTGAATCAATAAATAGATTTCCTGTATTGATAATTAAAGATCTTGAAATACCAATTGAATTAGAACCGGGTGGTATTATACAAAAGGATGCAAAAACCGTTCCAGTTCCATTTGAGGAATTAAAAAACAAAGAAGTAGTTTCTAACAATAATATAGTGGTTGAAGAACAGCCACCCCCACCAAAAGAACAAATTACTGTTCCAGCGCCAACTAAACAAAATGAAGTGCGTGGAAAAGGCAAAGGTGGTAATAGTGGTAAAGGTAATTCAAAAGGAAAGGGAAAAGAAAAAAAACAAAACCCAAAAGGAAAAGGTAAAAAAGATCAACTGCAAAGAGCATTAGAAGCTGAGGCAGCAAAAGCATGGTATAATACTGATCCTTCAAGTGACATAGGTGCTGGTGAAGCAGCAATTAATATTGATAAAGGTAGAGATATTCCAAAACCTCCTGGAAATCCTATGCCTAACACTTTTGCAGGAAAAGGAGTATTACAAGGTACTGGACATTCAAGAAGATGGGATAATACTTCTTCTCCTACATTTGCTGATTGGGAATGGTTGTGGCCAATGAGTTCAACATATAAACCAGGTAACCCAAAAGGTACAGCAGAAACTTGGATAAAAGGAAATAGTAGACCATCTGATTCTGGAGGTCCTTGGTGGTATTATCTTGCGGATTGGAAGTATAATGAACCGGCCTACGGATCAACTGGTAATATAGGAGATGCATGGACAGGAGGAGATGTAACTGTTTTTTTTGATAGAATTGGCAAAATAATAATGCATGATACTCAATATGCACCATTTTCATATAAAAGATATGAAAACAGTTTGAATAAGATGGAATTAAATGATAATGACGTAAAGGGAAATCCAAAATTAGGTAAAGTAGGAGATTACGTAGTACCTCCATTAAATTTTAAATATAAAATATGGAGAGTAACTAATTCAAATAAAAGTCAATTTATTGCAAATCCAGAAAGTATAAAATGGGAGTATAGTAGATCTGGAAAATCCCCAGATGAATTTCGATTTCCATATATGATTGCAGGAAAAGGTTTAATACGTCAATATATTCCAAGAGCATTCAATGCAGATTGGAATACTTTATTGAAAAAATTTAGACTTTCTAAAGAACAATTTCCAGAGTATGTTGATCCTAATTCTAAACCTATTGATAATAACGATATAAAAAAGATAAAAAGTAAAAAAAACAAAAAAGAAATAATAAAAAAAATTCCAGAATATGGTCCGCCTTTACCGATTGACTACAAACCAAGTTTATTGGATGTTGGTATAATTATGAATTTTTATCAATCTGGATATGTAAATCGTTACAAATTACCAGGAACAGGTAATTTTCCACCATTAGCATCATCTGGAACAGAACACCATCTAATGATGGTTCATACCGTAACACCAGATTGGGTAAAGGGAAGAATTGGTATTGATGCTATGGTTGGTACATTTAATAGAAAAGCTCGTATAAATTTAAATTGGGCACATGAACCACATTGGTGTGGTATATCCACAGATTTCTTTTTAAGAAAAGGCGGATTTAATGCACAAGGTACAACCAGTGTAAAATCAAATGAAAGTGCTCTAATAAATGGTGGTGTACCACTAAATAGACCTAGATTAGAAGAGACAATAGATGAACCATGGCAAAGATCAAAATGGGATAGTTTGGGTGGTGTTGGTACAACAATTAGAGAAGTATACAAACGAGCATATGTAAAACATGGTAGAGAAAATTTTGAACATCCAATAACTCCTGAATATTTAAATCAATATAAAGATGAAATAAATTCAATATGGTTTATAGAGGGAATACATTTTCAAAAAGATGGAAAAGGTGTAGCTGCAAAATTAACACAATTTGGATATGATTTGTTACGAAAAGTATTAAATCCTGAAATAATAGATTGGCCTGCAGCAACAATATCCCATACCGGTCATGTTGAGTCTGTTGCTTGTATAGACATAAATGGAGATGTGATGCGATTGGGTGGTAATACAAGCACCGATGGCCAACGTGGAAATTCAAATAACACGATGGGACTATTTATGACTCATATAGGAGACTTCTCAGGATATCCTCCATCCAACGATAGAGGTGGATTTACAGTTATAGGAAGACCAGAAGGATATAAAAATGAAAGTGCAGTAAAAGCAAGAGTTAAACCGGGAATTGCACAACCATGGATAATAACTCCTGTTATGCAAACATATTTTGATTTTGTTACATTAAATCCTGATCCAGAATTTCCGGTATACAATACATATTGGCAAAGAATAAATCACATTCAAACAGTTATGCAATCCAAAAATCTTTGAGGTAATAAAATGGATACAAAAAAATTTTTACAAGAAATACGTTCAATCATACGAGAAGAAATAGAATATGCACTTGATAAAAAAATGTCTCAAAAACAGACAAAAAAAGAAGCAGTTTCTACTATTAATCATGGAATAAACCTTTACAAAGAACAACAAACACCAAAAAAAGTTGTTAAACCAAAAACACAAAAAACTGAATTTGGTTCTATACAAGAACTTCTTGCAGAAACAAGACGTAGTTTACAAGAAAGTAATGAAATGGAAGATGAATTTCGTTTTACTGCAGATATGGCAGAAGGATTTGGGTATGAACGTGCTGGTGCAGCAATTCCACAAGGATTTTCACAACAAGAAATACCAACAGAAGTAATGTCTGCTCTAACAAGAGATTATTCTGCACTTATGAAAAAAATTGATGAAAAAAAAGGGAGATGATAAATGGCAATAACTAATTTTACAAGAAGACCAAGAGGAAATGTAGGTGATTTAAATTACCTAAAAAAAGAAAAACAATTAAATAATCCAATTGGTGTAATGTACCCGTTTAATAATAACAATGGAATATTTTACAAATCATATACCAATTATGAACAAGTATTAACTAATTTAAAAATATTATTATTAACAACAAAAGGTGAACGGTATTTACAACCAGAATTTGGAACAGATTTAAAACGTTTACTTTTTGAAAATATTTCAAATGAAGAAGAATTTAAAGAAAAAGTTAGTGGAACTATTACGACTGCTATAAATAGATGGTTATTATATTTGACTATAATTAAATGTCAGGTAAAGTTTAATATAGATGATGCGGGAAATACAATAGATGCTTCTAATACTATTAACATTGAATTAGAAGTAAATATTGCAGGAACACCAATAAATTTACCCATTCGTATATTTATTTCTGATACTGGTACTATGCGTTTAGAAAGTGCAATTTATCCAAATACACAGAGTAGTTACTAATGGCTGATTTGATTAAAAAAGATATTCGTTATCTTTCAAGAGATTTTAACTCATTAAAAACAAATCTTATAGATTTTGCTAAAAACTATTTTCCAAATACATATCAAGACTTTAATGAAGCTTCTCCCGGTATGATGTTTATGGAAATGGCTGCTTATGTTGGCGATGTTCTTTCTTTTTATACGGATGTAAATTTACAAGAGTCAATGATACTCCATGCCTCAGAAAAAAGAAACATATTTAATATAGCACAATCAATGGGGTATACACCAAAATTAAATTCATCTGCTAATGTAAAAATGGATGTATTTCAATTAGTTCCTTCAAAAACAGAAGGAACAGAAATTGTTCCTGATATGGCATATGCATTTGCTATAGAACCCGGAATGATATTATATTCTGATTTACCAACAGATGGATCTATAAACGGTATTACAGATAATGCAGTATTTAGAACTACTGAATATTTAGATTTTAAATATAGTGGTAGTTTAAGTCCCACAGAAATTTCACCCTTTGAAGTCGATGATGTCACAGGCGAAATTACATTTTGGTTATTAAAAAAACAAGTAAACGCAATTTCTGGAAAAATATTAGAACAAAAATTTAATTTTGTTGAACCAAAAAAATACGATAAAGTTGTAATAGACGATCCTAATTTAATAGAATTTTTATATGCAACTGATAAAGAAGGTAATACGTGGCATTATGTTCCATATCTTGCACAAGATACAATATATGACGCAGTTCCAAACATTCCAAGAAATGATAAAGAGTTAAGTACATTCCGAAATGAAACACCATATCTTTTAAAGTTAAAAAAGATAACTAGAAAATTTACCGTTAAATATGGTTCAAATGGACAACATGAAGTAATGTTTGGTCCTGGTTTATCAAATGTTGTTGATGAAGAATTTATACCAAATCCAGATTTAGTTGGTAATTCTATAACAGGCATAGAAACATCTCCATCATTAGATATTGATCCTTCAAATTTTTTAAGAACAAAAACTTATGGATTGGCACCAAGTAATACCCAACTAACAATATATTATACATCAGGTGGTGGTATAAATGATAATGTTCCAGCGGATACAATAACTAGAATTGGTCCAAGAAAAATAATACTTGATAAAATTGGTTTAGATGAAACACTTTACAATCAAGTAATAGGAAGTATTGCGGTTACAAATCCTGAACCTGCCAGTGGTGGAAAAAATGAAGAAGATATAAATGAAGTAAGACAAAATGCTCTTTCTTATTTTGCTTCACAAAATCGTGCAGTTACAAAAGAAGATTACATAATACGTACATATAGTATGCCACAAAAATATGGTTCTATTGCAAAAGCATATGTAACACGAAATACACAATTAACATACGATGATGTATTTTATAGCGATAGAAGACAAAATAATTTGGCATTAGGATTTTATGTTTTAGGATATGATAGTAACAATAAATTATCAAAAGTAAATCCTGCAACAAAAGAAAATATAAAAACATATCTTAGCGAATATAGAATACTTACCGACGCAATAGAAATAAAAGATGCATATGTAATTAATATTGGTATTGAATTTGATATAATAACTTTACCAAATCAAAATGGAAACGAAGTTGTATTGAAATGTATTGATAAATTAAAACAATATTTTGATGTAAAACGTTGGCAAATAAATCAACCAATTGTTATTAGTAATGTATTTACAGAATTGGATAGAGTTGATGGCGTCCAAACTGTTGTAAATGTAAAATTTAAAAATTTATATGATCAAGCGTTAGGTTATTCCAAAAATATTTATGATTTGGATAGTGCAACAAAAAATGGTATTATATTTCCATCACTTGATCCATCTATTTTTGAAATAAAATATCCAGATAATGATATTCTTGGTAGAGTGAGGGCATTTTAATGATATACTCAATATATCCAGTTAAAGATACAACGCTATATGAAGAAAATGTAAATTTAAATAGTGGTATGGATTCTATTCTTGAATTAAAACATGAATACAAAAATATTACTGGATCATTGTATAATAGCAGAATATTGATTAAATTTGATGTTACAGAAATAGAACAAAATATAAATGCTGGTAAAATTTCACCGAATGCAAAGTATTATCTATCTTTACGTTCTGCTGATGCTCGTGAGATACCACAAGAATACTCGATATATGCATATCCTTTAAGCGGATCTTGGGTAAATGGTACTGGAAAATATAATCATGTTCCAATAACAAAAGACGGTGCTTCTTGGAAATATAGAACTTCAATGACTACTGGAGTAGAATGGGAAATACCTCCAGGTACGTCTTCATTTGAATGGGATAGCATATCACAAACGTGGGTAGATGCAAATATATTATTTGGTGCAAATTTAAGTGTAAATGTAACATCATCTTATTACAACAAAAAAGGTGGTGGTACATGGTGGAATTATGACAACTTGGAATGTGTACAAAATTATAGTTTTGAAACTGCAGATTTATACATGGATGTTACTGACATTGTTAAAAAATGGGTAACTGGTTCTGGAAAATTAGTAAATGATGGTTTTATAGTAAAATTTAGTACAGAACAAGAAACATCTTTAGATCCACTAAATAGTTTAAAGTTTTTTGGTGCAGAAAGTAATACAATTTATGTTCCAAGATTAAATGTAGTTTGGAATGATCAAGTATTTAATACTGGAAGTTTGTCATCTGCAAACTTTGACGATTTATCAATAAATGTAAAATTAAAAAAGTTTTATGCAGAAAAAGAAAAAGCAAAAATTAAAATATATGCTAATAAAAAATATCCACAAAAAAATTATACAACACAATCATACCATACTGTAAATTATTATTTACCATCATCTTCTTATTATGAAGTTAGAGATGCCTATACTGATGAAGTAATATTACCATTTGATGTCACAGGTTCAAAAATTAGTTGTGATTCAGAAGGTAATTATTTTAATTTATGGATGAACTCATTTCAACCAGAAAGATTTTATAGAATAGTTGTAAAAGTTGAAGAAGAAAATGGTGATGTTGTAAAAATTTTTGATAACAATTATTATTTCAAGGTAACACGATGAAACATGAAATTGTAAGAAATTCAGTTGGTGCAATTAGACATATAAGAACACAACAAAATTCTGGAAAAATTGAAGTTGATGTTTCCGATGATAGATTTTTAATAGATAGTTACGACTATGTTTCAAATAGATCTTTTACTAAAATTGAAGATGCAGTTACTTCCGAAATACATATATTAAGATTAGCTGCAAGTGATGCATTTACTAGCACATCTATTGGATCTAGATATATTTCTAATCTTAAAAATTTAGTAAATGTAAATTCAAATTCACAACAAGCACTTCGTGCAAAAATAGAAAGATTAGAGGCAGATGTACAACAATATCAAAGTTTGTACAAATCTGCTGGTATTGCAAATAAGAAATTAGAAAGAAGAATAAATGCGTTAAGATGGGAGTCTAGTGTATTAAAAGATACTTTAAATAATTCACTATAAGGTTTTATTAAAAAATGTCAAAATTTGGTTACAAAAATATAAATGAAATTTTATCAACAAAAGGTTTTACAAGAGGTATTAGATTAATTGATACCGCAGAAACTCGTAGAATAATTCCGCGTTTTGATAAAATAAACCCAAATACAACAGAAAGAATAACGGGTGGTTTTGAATCTATTGAAATGCATGTATTTAACATAAATACTTTTCATTTATTATCAATATATGATTTAGATACATGGACAATAGACAATACGGCAGAAACAAATAATTTACAAATACAACTTGACATACACAAAGACCTTGAAACATTAGATTTAAGTCCATCTACATATAGGGTAGTATACAATTTTTTCAGAAATTTTATAGGATCTGCTTACGGATCAAAAATGTTTATTTCTGAAATTTCTTCCGATAGAACAGAATTAAAACTATCATTATCTGAACCAGAAAATCCAATTATGCTAGAACAATTAAAAACATTTGTTCTAGATTATTTATCGCCAAAAAAATATTTACCACCAATTATTTTAAATTTTGGTGAAAATCAAATTGTTAGTGTTATTAATTTAACGTCAGACGGTAGCACAACAAGTTTTTACGTTAAATTGTATGAAGAATTACCAGATACAATAGAACTATTTTATGAATGTTGGGTTGGTAGTGAAATAATAAAACCATATTTGGAAATAGTTTCAATTGAACAACCATCAATTCCACTACCAACAAATAAAATAGCAGGACCAAATTTTGATGTTGAAACAAATTACTGGACAATATCGGAAACAGACTATAAATCATGGACAGATTTATTATCAACTAATGTAGCAACATCTCAAGAAATTTTAAATAGATATATTTTTGATTCTGGTTCTACTGTAAAATTAAATGTAGATTTTACCGAATTTCAAAATTTTATATTTTATTCTTCTGCAGAAGAAAGAGTAAAAAACTTTGCATACAAAGTAAACTTAATAGAAACATATAATACGCAATTATCTATAATAGACGGGTATAGTGGATCTTTTACTGGTTCACTTTCACATGGTGCATGGAATCCAACAATAGACATTACTGGTTCTGTATCTGCATCTTTTGTAAATAATAAAATTAATATACGAAACTTAAAAAACAAAGTATTAGGTGGTTTTGATGAATTTGAAAAATGGTTGTATTATGATTTAAGTGGTAGTTACAATTATACATTCCAAACAACTGCATCAATTACACCATATCCAAAATACGAAGTAAGCAGTAGTGATTTTGACATTAATACAAAATTTGGAAAATATAAGTTGTATGGTGTTACTTCCAATGAATTTACAAATTGGTATGAAGACTTATTAGATAAAGCAACTGATTTTGATATGAAGAATTTTAATTCTTTGAATAGAACTATACCAGAAGAAATATCTATTGATAGTGAAAATTCTGCATATGTTTCATTTGTTAATATGATTGGTCAACATTTTGACATAATGTATTTGTATACAGACCATATAACAAAAAAGAATACAAGAATAGAAAATCCCAAAGACGGGTTATCACAAGATTTAGTCTATAATGTTACACAAAATTTAGGTTGGACATTAACACATGGCACACAAGCAAAAGATCTTTGGGAATATGCTCTTGGATTAAGTGGAAGTGGTGAACCAATATGGACAGGAAAAACATTAACAAATAGATATGATACTCTAACAGATGAAGAAAGAACAAAAGAAGTTTGGCGTAGAATATTAAATAATCTTCCATATATCTATAAAACAAAAGGAACTGCGAGGGGAATAAAGGCATTACTTTCTGCATATGGTATTCCACAAACAATGTTAAGTATACGAGAATTTGGTGGTCCTGACATTGCAGATTTTGGTGTAATTCCTAGAGCTGATTTTGAAAAATCAACATACTTTTTAAATTTTGGTGGTACATATCCCTTACCAACAAGACAACATCATGTAAGTGTTCCTTGGGAAAGAGTAAATAATGATGTAGGAGAATGGACATATCCAGATACAGTAACATTCCGTTGGAGAATGGAACCAGAAAAAAGTTATGGTTATGGTTTAAGTCCAACCCAAACTTTATTACAAAAAAATTCTGGAAGTAATGTTGATTGGTTTGTTGTTGTTAGTAAAGATTCAACAGAAAGTGAACGAGGTAGTGTTTATTTTTATTTAGGAAATGGCAGTGGATATGCAACTGCTTCGATTACTGATCAGTATTTGTATGATGATGTTCCATTAAATTTAATGATTAGAAGAAGTTTAAGAAATGATCAAACATCTTCAAATCAAGTTTATGATTTTATATTAAAAACAAACAAATATGGAAAAATTGCTGTAGAAACATCTGCTTCAATTGTAGTTAGTGGTAGTATTAGTGGTAGTTACAATGAACGATGGACAAGAGATGGGGTGTTATACATTGGATCAGGATCTAATTCCGAAACAACAGATATACTTTCAGGATCTATTTTTGAATTAAGA